CTTAACCCTACACTGATTAAGGCATGGTCTATCACTGACGATGGTTGGCGTGCCATGAAACCTCACCTTATCCAGAAATGGACCCCCCTACATAAAAGTACCCCCCTATAGAAAGAGTACCCCCTATGGACGAACTAGCCTTCATAGGCCTTACGGTCATCGCCCTGTCCATTTTACTTTTAGCTTGGAGATTCTAATGAACGAAGTACTACAAAGACTAGCCCCCCGTATCGAAGCCCAGATCGCAGAGATGGAGGAACGCCTAGCCAACTGGTCCGGTCCTAAGCACACCTTAGACTACGCCTGTACTAAGCTGAACCTACAGACTGCCAAGGAACTGTACGAGGAAGCCAAGAATGGCTAAGGACTTCCTAGATACCCCCCTATCAATTAACGACACTGTAGTGGGGCTTTACCAAGCCTCAGTACGGTTGCCGCATAAAGGGGCTAGTTCTTACAGAACCCTCAAGCCTGTGTTGGCACTAGGCAGGATACTGGAAGTAGGTACAGGCCCCAAGGCTACAGTATTCTGGTACGAGGACGAGAGAACCTCTACCATTACCACCAAACGACTAGCTAAATACGGAGAGTAATATGTCTGATGTACGTGATAAATTGATTGAGATTCGTGACTGTCTGGACGCAGCACAGGACGAGGTTCATGCCATGCTACAAGACGAAAGGAGCAAGACTTGGCAGAGCAGGGCTACCTATGATAGACTTAAGAATGATGTCTCAGATGCATCACTTAACATACGGGACTTGGAGATATTCATTGACGAGTTCTTTCAGGATAAAGGAAAGACATGGAATTAGAAGAGAAGATTAAGGCCTGTCGGAAGTTAGCTCGTAGCTTCCGGCGGTCAGACCTATATGAAGACCTTGTATCAGAGGGTCTACTAGCAATGTTGGAGACGGAGGACCGGGGTAATAACCACCCCGAGACTCTTAGGATGGATGCTAGGCTGGCTATGCAGAACTACATCAGCCTAAGACAAAGCCCCCTATCTATTCCCACTACCAGACATACAAGACGTAACGCTAATGCCCTTAGAAAGGGCGCAGAGGGGCCTGTAGAAGATATGGCCCCTAAGACCTACAAAAGCCTTAAAGACGCTCTAGAAGGCTCTACAGAGCTTATAGAGGGTAATCAGTCTATTTATGAGGACAGTACTGAATCATATTTGTGGGTCCAACAAGTCCAAGACAGTATGAAGAACGAGCTGTCAGAACGTGACTATCAAGTCTTTCTTATGCGGTATGGGGAGACTGACCTGACCCTAAAAGAGGTAGGTCAACTATACGGTATAACTAAACAGATGGTGTGGTCTATCTGCAACAGGATTGAGAAAAAGTTAAGAGCAAGCCACAAAAATGATTTATAGACCATTGACCGCCCTTAAAAAAGGATCCTATACCCTACTATAGTTTAAACTTAAGTTTCAAGGACACAACATGACAGAGATAATACATCAACCTTGTCCCCACCCACAGTGTAGTAGTTCTGATGCGTTTTACTACAATACTGACAAGAAGGTAGGGTTTTGTCCAAGTTGCAACAATCCTTACCCTGCTAAGGGTGTACGGTACAGTAACGACACATTAAGTAAGTTTCCTCTCAAGAACAGTGAAAAGGACAGTGAGTTGAGTTTTGTCCCAAAAGACATAAAAGAACATAGTTATAGTGGTTTTGTGGCTATGAGAGGTATTACCTCACAGACTATGGAACATTACGGTGTCAAGACTTACTCAGACAAAGACGGACCGATCAAGCAAGAGTACCCTTATCCGGGTGGTGGCAAGAAAATTAGGTATTTTCCGAAAGCCTTTAGTGCTGAAGGTCTAAGACAAGACGAACTGTTTGGTATGAACTTATGGTCAATGAATAATGCCAAAAGTGTTACGGTCACGGAAGGTGAACTAGACGCTATGTCAGCCTACCAGATGCTTAAGGGGAGCTACATTACACCTGTGGTTTCTTTCCCTACAGCCACCCCCTCAAAAGGATTGTGGGAAAAATGTAAGGACTGGCTAGACAGTTATGAACGGATTGTTTTGTCTGTAGACAATGACGAACCGGGAAATGCTTTAGCTGCTAAGATGGCTAACCTGTTTCCTAACAAGGTTTATCGGGTTAATCACGGCAACTTTAAAGATGCTAATGAGTTCTTGGTGGCTGGTCAGACACAAGCCTATAAGAATGCTTGGTACGGTGCTAAGAAGTTTATTCCTGAGAACATCCTCAATACTCCTGACCAGTTCCTAAGTCTGTATCGAGATACCCCTGAGCATGAATATGTACCGACTGGTATACAAGCTCTCGATGATAAGATCATGGGACTGATGCAGGGACACTTTACTGTTATTAAGGCACAGACTGGTATTGGTAAGACTGAGGTTATGAGGTTCTTAGAGTACAACCTCCTACAGAAGGGTGTACCCTTTGCTACATGGCACCTAGAGGAGACTAAGTTACGTAGTTTGCTTGGTTTGGTGACCTACCATACTGGTGTTAATTATACCCGTCGAGATTTGATTGACGAGGAAGAGGTGGGGCCTGAGATTGAAAAAGCTATTGTAGACTTGACCAAGGGTGAGAACTTCTACCAGTTCTACCTTCCAGATGGTCAAGGGACTGATGAGCTTATTGACCAGATCAGGTTCTTCCGAGAGGCTTGTGGTTGTCAGTTTGTGTTCTTTGAGCCTATTCAGGATGTAGTGGCAGGGCTTACGGAAGAGGGTAAGGAACAGATACTCGCTGATCTGTCAGTCCGACTGTCTAAGCTGTCTGCTGAACTGAATGTAGGGATTGTGACCATTGCTCACACTAATGAGAATGGTGACCCTAAGTACTGTAAGATGATTGGACAGAGAGCCTCTGTTATTATCGACCTTAGCCGGGACAAAGAGGCTGAGGACTATGACGAGAGGAACACCACCTACCTTACGGTACAGAAGAATCGCCCTTGCTCTGAAGAGGGTAGGGCTGGTAGACTACGCTTTAACCCTTCAACTTTTATCTTACAGGAGATTTTGTAATGATTGACGCTAAAACAGCTATGGACCAAGCGCCTTGGACCGTGAACACCTACCTTGATAAGGTCGTAGAACACCTAATTGACTACACTGTTTCCCTTGAAGACAGAGGGGCAAAGACTCATGAAGAGCTTTACAAGCAAATACTGACAGACCACCCCGATCTTGTATCTTCCTTAGTGGCAAGTTGCGTTAAAGACTTTAGCGTAGCAATCGGGGCGGGGACAGAATAGTGGGTAAGAGAAGCAGTTTTGATAGGGTGGAGCGAGACTTCTACCCAACACCAGAAGCGGCAGTACGCCCCCTTCTTCCTCATATCCCAAGGGGAGTTAGGTTTGCCGAGCCTTGTGCGGGTAATGGGGCTTTGGTTAAACATCTAGTTAACTTGCACAGGGGTTCATGTATAGAAATGTATGACATTGAGCCTCAGCATCATTCTGTAGAAAAGATGGACTTCAGGTTTGCACCACATCTGCATAGAGAAGTTGACTACGTTATAACTAATCCCCCTTGGTCAAGGGACATACTGCACCCTTTAATCCAGCACTTCCGTTGGCAACGCCCGACTTGGTTGTTGTTTGATGCGGATTGGATGCACACGAAGCAGTCAAGGGACTACCTGCAATTTTGTAGAAAGATTGTCAGTGTTGGTAGGGTAAAATGGATTCCTGACAGTAAGCACACTGGAAAGGATAATTGTGCTTGGTATTTGTTTGACACTCTCAGGGGTGGTGAGACTAAGATCGAGACTGTTTTTTACGGTAGGGCCGATGACAGTATTTGACATTGAAGCAGACAACCTCCTTGAGGATGCCACTAAGATTCATGTAGTGGCTTGGATGGACAACGGGGAAATGCACTGGACCCACAACTACGATGTTATGCGTAAGTTCTTTACTGAGGCCGAGGTCTTGGTAGGTCACAACATCATCCGGTATGACATCCCCCTAGTGGAAAAGCTGCTAGGTATTGAGGTGAAGGCCAAGCTGGTAGATACTCTAGCTCTGTCTTGGTATCTCAACCATGATAGGCCCCGGCATGGGTTGGAGGGTTATGGGGAACAGTATGGTGTCCCTAAGCCCAAGATTGACGATTGGAACAACTTAACACCAGAGGAGTATAGACACCGATGCGAAGAAGACGTGAAGATCAACGTA